AACCAGCAATTATATGCTGTTGAGGCTACTGGTCTCATAACTTCTGTTATGAATAGTCTTGGAAAGACAAGACCTACCTTTACTGTGCTTTTTGAGGATATTAATGGCCTTAATAGTGGAGATATTGCTCTCTCTCAACCATTTACGAATTTCGCTTATCTTATGATTAATCAAACTAACGATAGTCAAACTTACAGAAGACCATATATTATCCCTACTTGGCTATTAAATTATGCTTTATCAGAATTGGACAAAGCCTATTTAATAGGAGACTCTACTAATTATTGGCAAATAAAAACCTACGCAAACGGTTCTACAACAACGCTCTTAAAATCAGACGGGGAAAACTCCAGAATGCGAGGAATTTACGGGTTTAACTTAAAGGTTTAGATATGTATTAAAATAGTTAATCCACCTTAAAAAGGTAAGTTATACGTCGTCCTTGACTTCTTATGTTTTTGTCTTATACTTCTTTTTGCGAAGGGAGACACGCATGAAAAAAGAGAAATTGAATTACCCCGGTTTATATAGAAAGCCACAAAAAAGCATTAATATCCAGAACATAAACCAAGAAAAAGAAGGTTTTTATGTTGGAAGTGCTACTAATATGGCCCGGTTGTTTATATTCATAATTTTACTATTTTCTATTGTTTTAACTTCTATGGGATTTTATATTGGGTCACGAATCGGCTCGCTTGAAACTGAAATAGCTTTACTCAAGAAGGAAAAATGATGAAGTATCAGAAAGGGCTTAAAAAGACAAAAGACTTTCTGAGAACAAGTCCTGAACCGACAATCAAGGAAGTTTGTCGTGAAGCAGGTCTTACAGACAAAGAAACTGAAATAATATTCTTAGATTTAGAAAAGGCAAGTCAAGATTTCATGTTGCCGACGAAGTAGGTATGAGTGAAAGTAGGTTTTCTGTAAGATTTACTCTTATTCTAAAGATACTAAAAGCCATGTTAATTAGGCTCGGCTTTATTGACGGAGACGATTAACATTTAATGAAACATTTTTGAAACAAATTCGAAACAACTTCAAAACAACAAATTATATTTCTTATGCTATGGTCTAGGTCGAAAGGAGAGTTAGGCCATGTTTTATATTACAACTTTACAGCTACTCCTTCTTGAAAATTTAATTTTACAGGGAGAAGGCGATGTGGGAAAATCAAGGAAACTTTAATTATAAAGAGATTTCCACCACACAAAATACTTTTATAGGTATTGTTGCCAATGGAAAGATTTTTAATACTTATAATCAACAAGTAGGCGTTACCAACGAAGAGTTCCAGAAGGCTGTAGATACAGCCAAAGGTTACCAAGATATTTTATATGAAAAAGGTATCTTGGTAAAACCAAAAACGCCGGAAGAAATCAATCAAGAATTACAGGAAACCTTAAAACAAACACAAGCAATGATGGCTGAGATGTCTTCTTCTTTGGTTAATCTTAACGAGAAGGTTATAAAACTGGAACACGAATCCAAAGAAGTACAAGACTTAGTAACACAGCCTCAAGTACAACCACAGGAGAAGAACGATGTTAAACAAGCAGTCAATAATGAACGCAATCAGTCGTTTTGTAAGCCCTCAAAAGGCTCAGTCTCTTAGTGAAGCATATGATTTAGCCAACAATCTTCTGAGTGCTACAAGAAACCCAGAGGAAGTTTTTCAGAAAGCAGGGATAACCAGACAAAGTTTAGAGAAGGCGAAGTCACTCTTAAATAACCCTATGTCTGGCTTCTTTATCAATCTCGTTGGAGGGAATAAAGAAGAACTATTGAAAGGATTAAGTGCTGCCGAATCCTATCTCAACACGAGAAGTATAGGCACACCTAATAATTCATTAGTGGAACAGGCCCCTGCTAGTGAATTGGATAAACTTAGAGAAAACCTAAACAGGTTAAGGGCTTCTAAGTAGTAGTTCGGGCCTAAACAGGAGAAAAGTAAGATGGATAAAGAATCTTATAGTTGGGGCGGCATTGGCTTCCTTGCTTTGTTCTTCCTTATCGTAGTTGCATTTCTGTTTAACCGCAACGGTTGTGGTAACGGCTGGTTCGGCAATGGTTGCAACGGCGGTTGGTCTAACGGTTTTGTAGGCGTAGGAGTACCGGGATATGGTCTCGGATTCGAAGACTACAAAGCAATCTGCAACGCAGAAAAACAGGAAATTATCAACTCTGCCCGTACACAGTATTTGGTAGAGGAACAGGCTAACCTGACGCGTGCAAACGACACGGCAAATTCTCGTATGATTGCGGAAAAGATTGACTTTTACGCATATCAGGGATTGCGTGACCAGTTGGCTGAAGAACAGCGTAAAAACCTTGTTCTGGAAAACCAGCTGTATAATGACCGCAAGTTCGGCGTTGTTGAAGCCCAGCTGGCAAATATTTCTTGCCAGATGTTGAGACGGCCGGATGTAACCGGTATCGGCGCAGTTTGCCCGAACGCTGCAATTATTAACGGCTTAGGCATTAATGGCCTGAATGGTTGTGGTTGCGGTTGCGGCACCGGACTTGTGTAAGTTCCCTTCTCAGGCGACTGGCTTGTGTCAGTCGCCTTCGACCCACTCTTTTTTGTAAAGGATACAAAAAATGACTTGTAATTGTGTAAAAACGTATAGAACATCTGCCGTAACTTTAACCGGCGGGAATCTTTATTTTACCCTCCCCGGTATTCAGTTTAATACTCTACCGGACTATACCCGGTTAAATGTTATTCTTTGTCAGGCAATTCCTACCACAGCTGGTACAGCGCAGGTATTCTTGTCTGATGGTATAACAAATGTTGAGGCTAGAACTATTACTGGTAATTATTTAAGAGCTGATTCTATCAAATGTCGCAGATGTTATCAGTTCGAATTTGGTAACGACCCGGTACACGTTTCTTTAAGATGTGGTGTATGCCCGTCAGCTTATGTAGCTACAACTACAACAGCAACTGTAGCTGAAACAGCATCTGCATCTACGAACTCGACAACGAAAGCGAAGGCATAAAATGAGGGGGCTTGGATTAGTTGTCGGCTACATTTTAGGAAATGCAACAGCAAGAAAATGGTGCTTGGACAATCTAAAAAAAGCCTCCTGCATTATTGACCGAGAATTGAAAAAGACCCCTTTAGGGACAATGATTCAGGCAATAGTGCCGGAGAAAAAAGTAGAGTCTTCTACTGAAGTAAAGGAGAAATCAAATGAGTGAATTTATGGGTTTAATGGACGAATATGCTAAAGTAAGCGACCAAAGTGATATGCACCATTTAACTAAGGTTCTCGACCATTTATTTTGTGACCTTGAGGAAATGCACCCTGAAATGTATGAGAAGTACATTACCAAGGTTAAACTCTCTAACAAACATATTCCTTGGGACAGAGACCAAGCGGAATGTGCAGTTAGGAAGATGAGAAACAAAGACGGAACCGATGGCGAGCATTGGACGTTTGAACAGACAACTGAAGTAATGGAGAAGAAAGGCTACGATTATTCTCCTGCTGAATGGTACTATGTTCTTAACATGGTCTACTCCGACCATTATTCGCAAGAATATTCAATAGATATTTATGCCAGATTGGCTTGTGATATAATCGGAGATGTTGACGCTCCAAAAAACTCTACTAAAAGAGTTTATGTAGCTAAGCATTTTTAACTCCCTTGAGCGTAGGCTCCCTCCCTGCTTTGGCCTACGCTCTACCCTTTTATATACTTAACTGCTTTTCTTTCTACTTGACGACATTTAAAATCAATCTATAATATGCAAGGTATATTGATAAGGAGGAAATATATGCCTTGTACACCATTTGCAATCTTCTATAATGTTTGGTGGGGATTTCTCCGCCGTTGGTTCGGTGGTTTATTTGACGAAGTTCCCGTTTTAAAAAGCAGAGGTATTCAGACAGTCGTTATGATTCTCTCTACGCTTCCGTTATTTATGTGCTATGGATTCGCTACTGCTTTTATAACCTCTCTATGGCTCCAATTCGTTTTCTGGTCAAAAGGTCACGGACCCGTTTTTGATTGTGGAAACGGAGGCAGTCCCAGCAGCGATACCCTCCGCCGGTATAAAGAGATGTGGGGCTATAATCTGGCCTGTAAACTTTTCCCGGAAAAAGAGTGGTATGGTTGTTGGTTTGACGGGTTTTTAATGGCGATTCGTTATACTCTTCCAATGATTCTTCCGGCAATCTATTTTCTTGAACCGGGATATATTTTAATCGGACTGGCAATCAGCCCTATTTATGGTCTATGTTGGAAGTTAAAAAATAAAGGATATATTAATGTTTCAGCCACCCAAGTAGCTGAAGTATTCTCCGGCTTTATATTCGGTTATATCTGGTATCTCCCTGACCCAAATAAGGAAGTTACCATTTTAAGCTTGACTTTTCAGTTTCTGGGGTTATCTTAACACCGGAACTTATTAAGGAGAAATCAATGGAAAAACTTGTCAATCCTGTAAAGGAGAACAACTTCAATCAGAGTAATGACAACGTAGTTTCTGAAAGAAATAACATTAATATCAACAAGACTTATATGACTTCCCAAAATTTTTTGATAGGGGCTGCTCTTATATCTATTTTTGTTATGAACATACTCTTGGCTATGTTTTTAATTCGCTCTATAGACGAGCAAAGAGCAAGCATCCTAGAAGCCAAGAACGACCTGATAGAGTTCAGAACCGAAATCAAAAAAGACGTAACCGAAGACATAAATCAGCAAAACGCTTTAATCGCTGATTTTATAAGAATAAATACAAAAGGAAGGTGAGCTATGACCGATACAACTTTAGTCAGCACCTCCCGCTTAAAAGATTTTGAACTTTTTTATGGGCGTATAGGAAGTACTATTCCTTCTTACGCGTCCGAACCTCCAGCAGGAACTCTGCGTATTAGCGTTCCGAACACGGAAGTATCCAAAACAGAGTGGGCCGCTTTGTACGAAGCAATCGGTGGAGAAGACGGTAGCACGCCTGATACTTTTGTCCTTCCTTATAAAGAAAAGGAAGGGGACTTGGAATACTATCTGGTAGGAAAGGTTCTCATATCAGATATAGTAGTAAGCGGTAATGTTATTTCACAAACATTTACTTACGAAGATTTAGATAACGAGGGATACTTCCTGTTTCAGCATGGTATAGGTCATTTGCACCCCATCATCCAAGTTAGGGACGCTGATGGAGGACAAACAATCATTCCGAAAATAATTAACGAAACCGGTCAATCAAAGTTGTTAATCGGAGGAAGGTTCCGTCCAGCTTGGACAGGTTCGTGGACCGCTTTGGCAATCGGTTAGGAGGAATAGAATATGGTTACTGTAGGAAAAGAAATCAGCCCAGCCCAAGCAGGCAAATTGGCTGAAGATTTTATTATTGACTGGCTTTCCAAAATAAATAAGTTTATATATGTTGTAAGGTTTTCTGACACCTACGACGCAAATAAAGGTAGGTGGGGAACAAACCAGAAAAAAGTTATCCTTCCTAGAAAACCCTGTGATATTATGCTTATTATGAACGGAATAACTTATTTCTGTGAAATAAAAGCTTCTAACAGTAAGAAAGGATTAACGTCAAGTTTATTTTCCACACAAGTATCAGAAAGAACAAGAATAGTCAAAGCTGGCGGAAATTATGCCTATCTTATTTACAGTATAGTAAGACAAAAATGGTATTTTGTTAATTATGAAGATTTTATTTCTGATGCTACATGGGACGACTTAGAATATTTTTATATTGACTTTCCAGAAGTTCCGTTTTAATATAATCAGTGTTTAAAACTTGGGAGACATAATGACTAATCAGAATATAGAATGGACCGACATAATGGTCGATGTTGAAACTACCGGAACTAATATATCTACCGCCGGTATTATTCAGCTATCTGCTGTTATGTTTAATTTAGAGAAGGGTATTATAGGACCTGAATTTGATTCTTGTCTACTAATGCCGGAAGGATTCTATTGGGAACCTAAAACTTTATGTTGGTGGGTAAACGATAAGAAAAGAAAAACCATCTTAGACGATATTATGAAGAAGGCTCTTTCACCTAAAGAGGTTATAAATAACTTTGTTAGATGGAACAGGGTTAATGGACCGGCTAAGCATTTTTGGTCAAAGCCGAGCCATTTTGACTATACTCTTTTAGACAAATACTTTCGTATATATGGATACCAGAATCCTTTTAAATATTGGAAGGCCAGAGATATGAGAAGCTATCTTCTCGGTATTTATTTTCCAGAACCTTTGCCTGAATTGAAACTAATGTCGGATGAAGTCCACAACGCTCTGGCCGACGTAAAATTTCAGGTGTCGGAACTAATTAAACACACTCAATTATGTAAGGGAGAGAAATAATGGTTAAAGATGAGTTGACTTTGGAAGATTATAAAGAAATAGCAGAAAGGAAAGGCTTTATTCTCAGTCCTCATGCAGAAAAAATCATAGCTCGGGTGAATGCCTGTAACGGGTATTGTCCCTGTCGTACAAAACAGGAAATTGTAGCTCACCCTGAAAATGATTACGAATGTCCATGCAGTATGATGGAGGAGGACGTAAAAGAATGGGGACACTGTCACTGCAACCTTTTTTTAATGCCGGAAGAAGAACATTAATTTAACAACTTGGGAGATTAAAAAATGGATTTTACACTTATCGGTGACGTACATATCGGGCGTAAATTTCGTTCTAGGGATATTCCTATGGAAGCTAAAGGATTACGCGAAGAAATTCTCTGGGCGCAATTTAAACGTAAGATAGACGAGGCTATCGGAGCTAAAAAAACAACAATCATTATGGGAGACCTTTTCGATTCTCCCCATATTAATTACAATGATTTAATGAAAGTATATGGAGAATTAAAAAGATTTGAATATGCTCCTCTCCATACCTATATCCTTGCAGGAAACCATGACCTTGCCAAGGATAAAGATATATGCTCTGCTTTTGAGATACTGCAAGAATTGTTTAGAGATAGTCTCTATATCCATTTTGTTCTTGAGCCAGAAGTGATTAACGAGAACTGTCTTTTACTTCCATATATGTCTAGTGAAGAACTTATCAACTGCGAAATCTTTAACCACTATCGACAGAAAGGTTTTGAAGTCTACGGCCATTTTGAAGAAGCTGATTTTCCACTTTTAAAACAGTCTTTCACTAAAGTTTACACTGGCCATATTCATTCTCCCAGACGTGAAGATAATCTGGTAGTTGTTGGTAGTATTATGCCCCTTACATTTGCGGAAGACCCTACAAATACCTTTATGAAAACTTGTACCCTCGCAGAATATAAAGAGGACGAGAAAGCAGGCGTTTCTTTCGGCCGGTGTTATCGTCTACGACTGGAACAGGGAGAGGAACTGCCTCTGCATCCTAAGTGCCTTCAAATGTCAAGATATGTTGAACCAAAAGAGAAATCTCTTAAAGATGAGGACTTAGATGTAACCTTCGAACCCTTTGATTTAGAAAAGCTAATGCACGAAGCCCTTGATAATTTAGGTTTATTTGAAGAGGTCTTTAACCATTATGTAGCTTTAAAAATGGAGGACGTAGAAAATGTTTAAATCAATCAAGATTGAAAAAGGTCCTATCCATGGAGAAAAAGAGTTTACTTTCACTACCGGGAGTACGGCCATTATCGGGGATAACGGCTGCGGAAAATCTTTATTGGTTGAATATATGTCTTTTGTCCTTTTCGGAAGTGTAGCCTTGCGAGGAAAATTAGCTGATTATAAAGACCTGTCTGTGTCAGCTTGGGTATCTATAAAAGGGAAAGACTATAAAATCGAGAGAGATACCAAAATGTGTAAACTCTTCGATTCTACAGGCAAGCTTCTTTGTACTGGCACAAAGCCTTGTAACATTAAAATTTGTTCTACTCTTGGTTATGATTATAACGTTTATAAAATGGGTAACTATGCAGCCCAGTTAGATATTCTCGGACTAGGAAATATGAAACCGTCTGAGAGGAAAACTGCTTTAGACAGAACCCTCGGTATCAGTATTATTGATAAGTTAATTAAATATACCAATGACAAGAGTCTTGAATATTCTCATCAGGAGAAAGCTCTTCAGGGAGTGGCTCAGGAACCGGGAGAGGAACCGGTTAAACCTTCGGGATACCGTCCTTTAGAAGAGGTATATATTGAATACTCTAGATTTAAAAAAGAGTACGACGATTATCAAGTCTTTAAGACGAAGACACCCCCGGTCGCACCGTTTAATCCTGAAGGACACTTTCCGGCAAGGATAAAGGAAATTAGTCTAAACAAGATTAGTATAATTTTGTTTAGAAAAAAAGAAATAGAAAACGAGCTGAAGAGACTAGAAAATATAATTAAACCATCACATTCTAAAGAAGAATTAAAAGCTTTAGAAGAAGCCAATGTTAAGTATGAAGAATATCAGAATTATCTGAAAAGAGTAGAGTTCTATTTGGATAAAGAGAAACCGTCTTTAACACAGGAGCAATACGACCGACAGTTAGAAGCGAACTTAAAATGGACTAACTACGACAGTGAAATGATAGCTTACCGAAAGGGGTCAGTAGACTGTCCTCATTGCGGACATACGTTTAACGTTGACATGGATTGTCCTAAAGAACCAGAAATGGCTCGTCCGATATATACTATGAGCGAACTTAACGAACAGGCAAAGTTACTAGACTATCAAAATGAATTTAACAAAATTGCGACTGTTGAGCCTTTTGTAAAACCCATTTTACAAAAATCACAGATTATGGAAGAACTACAGCTTTGGAAGAAGTGGGAAGAACGTCAGGAAAAAGAACCACAACTGAGACAGGAACTGGATTCGTTTCCTCCTCTTAACCAAGACGATGTAACTTTGCGAGCTGATTATGAGAAATTGGTCGCCCAATATCAAGTTGCAGTAGCAGCCTTTGAAAAAGAAAACCTTCAATACACAAAAGAAAAGGAACGCTTTTTAGATTTTAACGAAGATTGGGTAAAATCTAAAATAGACGAACTGGCTACTCTTTACCAACAGTGTCAAGACTACGACCGAGAGAAACAGGTATGGGACTTGAAGAAGGAAGCCTATGACAAGGTAGCTAACGAAATTAAACTTTGTCAGGAACAGAAAGGAACCTATAAGCAGGCCTCAGAGAACCTGAAAGAGATGAAGGTCAAGATTAAAGGTTATGCTCTTCCTTCACTTCAAAAAGTTTCTTCTCGTCTGCTTTCTGATATGTCAAACGGACAGTTTACAGATATAAAAATCAGTCCCGATTTTGATATTCTTGTAGAGGGAAGAGAAATAAACTTGTTTTCGGGTTCGGAACAGGCTATGATAAACCTTGCTTTAAGACTTGGTTTAGGACAAGTCTTAACTTATAGAGTGTTCAGCGTTTTCATTGGAGACGAAATTGACGCTTCGATGAGAGACGACCGAGCGCAGTCAACAGCCGATTGTCTAAAAAAGATTTCAAAATACATAAACCAAGTTATTTTGGTATCCCACAGAGATATTGAAGCTGACCATTACATTAACTTAAACGGAGATTAACATGAAAATAGAAGTAGGAAAATTTTATAAGACTAGAGATGGCCTTATAACAGTATTTATTTACCAAAGAGTAACCATCAAAAATAATACGGATAATTCAACTACATTTCAGTATTATGGAGTAGCCACAAGAGACCAAATGTATTTAAACAGATATTTACAAGCAGTGTATTCTGAAAATGGAGTTTTTCTATCGGAAATTGACCCTAGTTATGACTTAATCGAAGAAACCGGAAATAATTTTTATAAAGGAAAAGATAAAAATGTATGAACTTAACTTAGAAAATCTTACAGAACAACAGCTGGAAGCTTTTGCGGTTATCGATAACGCCGCCTATCAAATGGAAAAGGAACGTAGAGTAAGAGAAGCTATCTACACAGACAAGTCAGAATTTATGGCTGATATTAGTAAAGCTTACTACTATATTCGTCCGATGTTTGACAATATGCGTAACAATGACACTAAGAAGACCTTGGTCAAGTCTGGTGTTATTGAAATGCTGGAAAAATTTATCCGCACTGCCAAAAAAGAAGAAATCAATTATAAAGTTTTCTTTGAAGAGAATACCGAAGAGGAAGCAAAAGAGATTGCTAAGGCAGAAAAGATTGAGAAAGAAGTCGCGGAAAAAGTTGCAGAAGAGATTGCAAAAATAACTTTTGAGCCGCAGATAGATACCTATAAACCAATCCGCATTCCTTATCCTTTTCCGAACGTAGGCTCACCGGACATAACCTTAGACAGTCAATCGCAACCGGCTCCGATTTCTCAACCGGTTCAGCAACCGATTCCATTAAAGCCGGAACCAATAAAACCACTTTCACAACCGGCTCCACAACCGGCTCCGCAGCCTGTTCCGCAAGCTGACCTGAACGCTATTCTGGCTAATATTCCGGTTGTAGGAAATTAAAATGACACCGGAAGAATTTGTTGAAGAATGTCGTAGAACAGAAAAGAGAGAGGACTGGGGAGAAATAACCCCAGAACTCTCTAACAATGTACGTCTTCTTTATACGCTAATCGGACTTTCGACCGAAGCAGGTGAAGCTTTAGACGTATTTAAAAAATGTTTGTTCTATAAAAAACCATTTGATTTAGAACATTTTGCAAGCGAGCTTGGAGACGTTCTCTGGTATTTAACAATGGCTGCGGATATTGCCGGATATTCTCTTGAAGACCTTATGCAAATAAATGTTGATAAATTAAAGAAGAGATACCCTGAGGGGTTTTCTGTTGATAAGGCAGTACATAGAAAGGAAAATGATTTATGAGTGAAGTATTCGAAGTTGGTTTGGTCCAAAAAGACAAACTCAAAGACATTATGAGAGAAATCCTAATGCTGGAAAAAGAGAGGGAAACTATAAAGGAAGACTTAGTAAGAAGAAAGGAAGAGATGTGCCGTTTCTTCCCCAAGAATCTGGTTGGTAAAGCCATAAAAGTCTTTCTTAATAAAGGTCTTACCGGCGAACAGGTTCTTGACTATCAAACGGTCTCAGATATTCTCGGTATCCCTTTCGCCTGCGACTTCTACCAACCAAATGAAAATAACAATATGAAGTCGGAAGAGAAGAAGGAGATGTTTGAGGTAATGAAGGCTTACGAGAATCTTATCGCCGAAAGAAACGAAGTTTCTTGTGAAATTAGAGATGTCTACTGTCAGGCAAAAAATATAGGCGTTAGTGTACCATTACTAAAGAAAGCTATTGACTTTTGTCTACATCCTGATAAACTGGAGATATACCAAGAAAGTGTGCCTCTGCTTGATACCTATATAGATATTTCAGCCGAAGTAAACTAAATGTCATTTCAATAAAACGTTTTTAGTCTCCCAAGACTGAAGGAAAGAGCTAGGTGTTAATAACCTAGCTCTTTTTTTATCGCTCTCTTATCGGCGTTACATTTTAGAAGAGATTTATATAAATCGACTGTATATTTCCTTAAATAGTCGTTCCTATACCGGGTTCTCTTTGGAACAGGACACTCTTCTAAAAGATTTGGAGAGACCTTAATAGGAACTATTTTTTCGCCCTTTGTACAGCTAGTAAGGAATAGTATTGTCAATAGCAACAGGGATAGCTTGAAGAAGCCAGTTTTTACTATCATCATCGGTCTCCTTAATTTGTTCTACCTCTTTTTCTTTTTTATCAAACTCTTCATCTATCTGTTGATATTCCAGTTCCCTTGCCTCAGCCGCTTCTTGTACCTTTATCAATTGATTACTGATATAGTTAAGATTAGATTCCAGACGAAGTATATAGTCTTCTTTTTCAGCTAATTTATCTTCCACACGATTTAAGTCATGAGTTACCAAAGCTGCATAAAGAATAACAATTCCAAGGATTAAGATTAGATATTTTACGGTATTAGACATAACTTTTCTCCGGTAAACCAGTTTTATAACCTTTTTCAGGAGGAGAGAATAAAACTTCTCTTCTATTCCTACCATCTTTTTTATAACTTACATGAACCCAGTCATACAGCTCCTTGGACAATCCCCGACGACGTACTTCATAAATAAGCTGGTCGAAGTCGAGATTATCTCTAATCCATACAGCTATATCATAGTTCCTATAATTTTTCGAAACAATGTCGGCTGCTTGACCGATACAATTACCACAAATGAAAGCTTTTCCGTTTCTTCTACAAATAAGCGTAGTATTGTTTGTTCTTATACACCACACTATACCGTCATAAAGTTCTTTAGAATAACCAATCTCATTAAGCCTAGAAGTGGTTTTTGGTGTAACATTAAGTATATAAAGTTTGGAGGGGCCGAAATTAGTTATCCTCTCAACTGGTCCCGTGCGAGTACATCTAAGCCCGGCTAAAACACACATAGCCTGTAACATATCTATATTGTCTCTATCTTTCGAGAACATAGAAAAATAATTCCAGTTACAGCTGCGTTTATCTTTAGAGCCGTCGAAAAAACTATAGGTATAGACAAGTTCTTGTAATTCTTCACTCGATAGCTGTAAAAACCAAGAAGGTATTTTCTTACTTGTTCCTATAATGTTAATAAATCTTTTGGACTCAGTTTGATTTAAATTAATAGCATATACCCCAAACTGACCTTGTTTTTCTCTACTTAAACAGTACCTTTTAGTGTAAGGTATCTTAAGTTCATTCAGCAATTTTTCTATGTAATCTATCTTTCTTTTTTTGGATAATGTAAATCCTATAGAATGACTTAGTGTACCCTTTTTTAAGGATAGACAACCATCACAGATAATTGCCATACATAACTTTAAAATTCGTAAATCATAAGAAGACTTAGGATTATTATTTAAAGCAGAAGTTAAAAAGAGTCTACGTTTATTATAAATTTTATCGGCCTCTTCAATGCACCATTTTGGGTTACCTTTTTTAGGAGGAATAGCAGTAACCATCCTATGCTTATCTGTTACGCAAAAATCAATATGGTGGTTTTTTCCAAGAACCATTTCTCCTTTATACTCTTTAATTATTAGTTCTAGTATATCGTCCGGTTCTATTTTTCCTGAGGACATATTATAGGAATAAACTTTATCTTTTAGGTCTATGGTATAAATATTTTTCCAACCAGTTGCGGTAAGGATTTCTGTTTGAGGGTCAAAACAATGCTGGGAATAAGACTTTCTTCCTAAAATCAATGATAGCTTGGCGTTGCTATAGCCAGAAGAAATAATTATAGGACCAAACTGGTTTCTTACTTTTTGCAGAACTTTCTGGCATAGAGCTTTTGCATTTGGTATAACCAAGTCTGTATCGTGAATGGTATTTGCGATTCCCTTCTGTTCTGCGGTTGAGGAATATGTAAATTCCTCAAGAGAAAAATTTTCAGATAATCTCATATTGTTCTCCTTTATACTTTTATATAGCTTATATCAAATAAAGGAATAGTCAACCTAAAAAAGAATCAAGTGCCGGTCAAGGTTCCGGTTTGACAAAGCGTAACTTGGGAGAATCGATTGGGGAAGAGAAAATAACCTTAACCGCTGACAACATACCCGCGCATAAGCACGGCATTAACGTCAATTCCGGTTCAGGCGGTAAAGGTGGTTATAGCCCTGTTACAGGTTATTTAGCCAACGGTTTTACTAAGTATTCTAACCCGTGGATGAGCGACAGCAATAATGTGAACTGGAATCTGGTTACGGCCGAGGCGGCTACAGGAGAAGGTGAGGCAAGTTCTACTGATAACTTACAACCGACTACGTTCTTGAATGTAATGATTAAGCTATAGCTTAATCATTACGTTACAAAAGACTGTAGGCTGCATAACGTTAAAAGGTTTACTTTCTCCAGCCGTTCCCATCGATATATCCGGTTCCTGTCCACGTTGGTAAAGATTATGACCGTCACGGTGGAAGGTAAAGTTTCCCGTATAATAGTCAGAATAAACAGGAACTTTATTCTTTAAATTATGGTCATGCGCGGCCAATTCTTCAACAGTCATTGTGTGTTTCTCTTCCCCAATCGATTCTCCCAAGTTACGCTTTGTCAAACCGGAACCTTGACCGGCACAGGCAATGGCGCGACCTAAGAATTTAGGCAAGACCAACCTTTTGTTTGCTGACCAATCTTGGACAGCTGTCGTCTTTGTGGACGAGGTTCCAGAGAAGGTCTGGATTTCACAATAAGGAATATCCCACATTAACATAAATAAGTCGTAGGTATCTGAATTAGCCCTCGTCGTAGCCCCGGAAGCGGAAGAACCAATGGAGCCATCATTCATCATAGTCCAACCGCTGTCGGCCACTTTTTTATATGTCAATTTAACGTCTCCTGTTGTCCAACCAAGAGACTGTTTAAAGGTTGTACTTACCTTATCCATGGTAATTGACCCGTCAGCGAGATACTTTCCTTCGATAGGAGTATTTAACGTCGCTGCGGTTCCTAGGTTAAGAGCATTTCTGGCTTCGGCATCATCTGTGGCCTCGAAGAAATCTAACATATATCTGGTGATTGTAACAGCCTGTAAATCTTCAGGGCCATTAAAATAAGGAACTGCCTGCTGTGCCTCCTTTAACTTGGATAAGGAAGTAAGTAATTTACTCAACGGCTGGTAATTTTCCTGTACCCAGTCAGTATAAGCTGCATTACGGTTATCTTCCGTAAGCTGTTTCCATTGCGGCTCCGGGTCGGCAGAAATCAGCTGGAAATTTCCTCTACCCATCATATAGACCTTCATACCGACATCTGCCGTAGTTACGGTCGGGAACGTAGACACACGTCTGAAACCTCGTTTAGAAGCGTCGTCTCTGGCTAATATATCATCTAAAGATTCATCTATATAATCTGTATGTTCAATATTAGGGTAACTGTAATCTGTAATGTCGTCATTATTGGCCATAAGTTTTCTCCCTTAACGAGGTTTTCCTATTTTTATTTTTTCAAAGGTACTTCCAGTAATTCTTCCATTAATAGAAATACTGAATTTTTCAAGAGTAATGTAAATCTCATAGAAAAATACCCACCAAGACATTATTACACTGTCTGGAATTTTACAAGTAGAAATAAGCTCAGCCAGAAGCTCAAAATAAGAAGAAGACCACTGGTTAAACATATTTATAACATAGGCTATATTCTCGTCATTCCAGTCGTCTTTCTTCAATTTTTCCTTTATAATTTCAGAATATTGATTTTTAAAATCTTCGATTCCCTGTTTATGATAAAGGTAGTAACTACAAAACTTTTCCTTAGACAAGTTTCCATTTTTATAAGCTGTTAAGTCTGCCGTAAACTTATCCATCAGCATAGTCAACATTGTTTTTAAAAGATAATGGTATAAAGCGTTCCTACCAACGTCTTTTGAAAGGTGGAGGGATTCTATTTTCATAATTTTGAGGCTTATCCTATTCATAAACAAATCGTTACGAATATTGAAAGCGTCCCTTTCCTTTTCCGCTTCTTCTTTGTTTCGGTCAAATAAGTCATAACGGAGATAAGAGAGGAGCCGTCTGATAGACGCTTCATATTTTATCCAAGCAATAAGAACTAAGATAACACAAGTAAGAATAAGTACGGTCAGATTCCCATTAGCGATGTATTCTACTATCTTGTTAAAATCCAGATTCATGCGCCTTTCTATGCCCCTTCTAAAGCTGCAACCCTACTTTCCAGATTGTCCAGCAAGGAAGTTATGTCATCACTTAATTTATCTCTGGTAACCGCTTTGGCAGCTATATTAGCTGTTATAACGTTTCCTGTGCTAAGAAGTGCTGAAGTAATCTCATCGGCTAGTTTAGCCTTTGTAACAGCCTTGTCAATAATTGCTGAAGTAACAACAGCATTGGCAGCAATCTTCGTAGCATCAATTATTGAATTAGCCAACTTGGCAGTAGTTATAGACCCATCGGCAATGTTGTTAATATTGACCGGAATATCTGAAGCCAGCTTGGCAGTTGTAACGGCACCGTCCTTTAATTCTTCTGTACCTATTGAGTTCGCCGACACGGTCACATACGAGGTTCTGAATACAGACTCTACTTTAACTTCACTTCCGGCAGCGGCTGTGAAAGCAAGCTTAAGAGTATGCCCGTCTGGTAAAATTTCATAATCGCTATCCATCATTATTTTTCGGCTGACTATAAACCGTATGCTGTCCTTATTCAAAACCTGAAAACCAACGTCAAATTCGTCAGTCGCTTCGGTTGTAACAAATTTTTTTACATACGGTGAATAGTCGTATTCTAATAAAGATGCCAGTTGTAAAATCTCAATAGTTTCTCCGTTATTCGGAGCTTGATTAAACACGATTGACATTCCGTCAAAGGACAGTTCATAAGTATCGATAACTTGTTTTACACCGTCAATAAATACATATAGCGTATTTTTATTACTTGTATATCTATCCAGCTCATATTCTGTAGTTGTACCATCAGCCAGATATTTTTGAGACACGGCTGGCATTGTTACTGTGTTAAGCATATTCCTGTTTACAATCAGGTCTAATATTGCTTTTACGTCTTGGACTGTTTCTGGTACGTCAGGATGGTCAATCGAATATGCAATCTCTTCAGGGGTTAAATATTTCCACAAACTGATAAACTCAGTACCATTAAAAATAAATAACCGATTAAGGTCGGTTCTCCAGTTAGGTCTTCCGACATCCTGAACAGGGTCTTGGTCAGTTGTAAAATCGTCACCGGAAAAGAGATTGGAAGTATTTCTATCTCTGGTTAATAAACGTCTCCAAGTTTTAGCAATAGTCTCGCTACCACTAATGTCTGGTAAAATCTTATCGTTAGCCATTTCTTCCTCGCCTATCGGTTAATATCCTGTTGCAAGCCAACTTACCTTTCCTGTGACGTAAGTATCTTTGTTGACTGTAGACTTCAACATAAAGGTAAACTCTTTTTCTGTTTTAGTCAATACTTCAACTGTACAAGGTTCAGTAAATTCTATAATATTAAACATAATTTCTTCAGGTGCGTTATAATATAGCTTATGATAGGTTACCTTAGTCGGATTTTGTGGGTCTGTACTGGTTACTTCAACAGTTCCCCTGTCTACTATATCTTCAACGTCAATACTTAACTTAGCTTTATAAAAACCAAGCTTGGTGTTGAGGTTATAAGTTCTCATTCGAATACCGACAATAGCCTTTTGATAAGTATATTCTCCGGCTACCAATGGGCGGGCATCCTCATATTCGATAGGAGTTCCCTTTGTGGCTATCTCTCTCATCTGTTCAAGGGTTAAGCCACCGTCCTTAAATTCAACGTCGTTTAACACCACTTTCTCATTAGAAAAAATAGCATCTAAAAGAGAGATATATTCACGAGTGAACCTATCAAGACGGGATTCTGTTTTAACATTCAAATTCAAGGTTCTTCTTGTACTTACAACCCAACCGCCTTCATTACCAAACGTATCCCAAGGCTGATTAGCACCTGTAGAATCCCACTGTTTACCGGCATCGTCCCAAGAAGTTAGCTCTGCTGGGACAAATTCCCAGTTATATACCTCACCTAACTCGTTTGTTTCTTCCATTGGGATTCTCCCTTTGTTTATTCAGTGATTGTTATAATAAACGTATAATCAAAAGACAGGTCTTCATCAATACCCTTAGGGGTAAATGTAGCCCGGTCGAACATAGTTCCACCGGCTTCGGCGTTAAACAAGCCCACTTCAGTAATATTTACACTCAATCCAGACTGCTTTGGAATACTGCCGGTAAAAGTTAATTCTCTGGTAGATGTGTTCCAATTGGCGGTTACAGGCGCTCTGTAGACTTCATTCTCCAAGGCAATCATAGAATCGACTGTTACATTGCTTCCAGTTCCGAACGCGATATAAGAAATAGGAGCCATTCTCACGGTTAGGTCTGACATCAGGCTTGCGACCCAGTCAAAACCGGCTTTTACTACCTTATTGCTTTTTTCCCAGCAAATAATTTCACCAGTCTTATGATTAACCAAACGACCATAAAATCTACCCGACATTCTCATTATATTCTCCTAATTTTCTATTAATAAAATATTGTGAAAAGCTGCCAACAGGGGCTGCCTCAATAGCTTTATAATTTTCATAGTTACCATAATCAGCATAAAAGTAAAGGATTCTTTCAGTTGCTGTCTGGCTTACTCCGATAGTGAGAAAGTCCAGAGCGGTAGCACGTTTATAAGGGATAATAATATCATTATGGTCAGACATTCTTAAATATAACTGACCATCAAAGGTGTAAATCTTTAAGTAAGTATTTATTCCATATAAAGTAACCAGATTCAGATTCTCTTCTGATTGGTCAGTTACTTTCAGTTTGAACATAAGATTAAAGACTTCCGGTATTACCATTCCGCTGTATTCAAGATAAGTAGCGTTATGCAGTAATAAGCCTTTAGTAATATGAGAATCTGTATAACTAATACTGGTTTCAACATCTGGATATATCTTTTCGGCTATATCATTAGTAAAGCCGTTATAAGGGAATCCATACAGTCCTGTATAATCTTCAGGTTCTCTGTATTTCATAATAACTATTTCAATATCGCCGTCAGCGTCTAATTCTTTAGAGTTAATCCAAGAAACATGGGCTTCGGTTGACGACCATCTATAATGGAGGTCTCGCCAAGTTAAACGATTTCCATACGAGAAAGCTTCGGTATCAAACCAGTTACGCGCACGGGTAGTTTTCCTTAATTCGACCGGGAAATAATGCTCCGCACGGGTAACTTCCTGTTCCATAACAAGTGCCTTGTCTACATAAGACAAAGGTTCAAACCCGTAAGTGATTCCCGGGAAACCTTCGGCAGCATTATCAACTTCAAGAATAATATTTCTGTTTGAGAACAATTCCATATCCGGGCGGGCATACCGAGGATTTTGACTGTAAAGCCCAGCAGGGGAAACTGCCTTGATTGCATATACAACGTCGCTCAGAGCCGGAAGAAGGACAGTTGTATTATTACCCTTTACTTTGGCTACTTTGATTGCTGTACTCCAGTTATTTCCTTGCCTGATTTCATATTCAATATCAACCCCGTCCACTTGCTCCCAGTCAAACCTAACTCGGTCTTGGCATACTGTAGCATAGAAAGCGGGAACGTCTTCAGGATTATAAACGCTCGTAGATATGTATGCAGGAATTAAGCTGTATATACCTAAAAAGTTCTGGGCGCAGACCATATAATGATGGGTTGAGCTGTCTTCTAAGGCAATAAAAGTCGATGTTCCCATAAAACCGGCCGTAATTATTTCTCCGGTATCCCAATCTGTTCCTTCTCTAACCTCGTATCCGGCGAGGTCAATATCTGTTACAGCGTCCCAAGTTAATTGAACCCCGTTAATTGAACGAGCAACTTTTAAATTCTTTACATTTGAAGGATAATCAAATACGTCCTCAACTTCATAAGTGAAGATTGGAGCCGTTTCAAAAGAGGGCGTGATTCCAGTTGTGGATAAGGGCAATATAACAAATTGATATAATCCGGCTGGATGGTCGATGATTATGTTATTATTTATAACTTCTCTTTTCGTCCAGACTTCGTCCCCGGAAGTTTTACTGTAAACAACAAGGCCACCGGAATAATAAGGATAGGTCGGGTCAAGGGTTGCCGTAATATAAAGCTCGGTTTCGTCATTAACTTTATTGTAAGTTAAATAAAACGAAGCATCTATAATATGAGGTATTTCAGAAACGGACGGAAGACCGGAATAATCCCCCATTCCGGCAAATTCCATATTGTCAGCTGCCTCCCATTTATTACGGTTCAATTCCAGAGCAGTGATTGTATAAACGTCAGGATTATCGCCCTCTGAAATAGAGATAATTCTAAAAGGTTTAGGTGTACCTGTATTATCTGAACCATAGATTGTGAAAGTAGCTAACTCAGGTAAATCTTCAGGAAGAGCGTCCACCACTGTAAACTCATAAAGACTACCGGAACCGGAAACAGGGTTAATCTCTGTCTCGTATAATCCACTCGGAAGATTAAAACTTATCTTATAACCTATACCAGCTTCCAAATATACGCTGTCTCTAAGATAAACTGTTTTTCTATCTTCACTTATACTTTTTATTCTCCCCGGCAAAGAGTAACCAAGAACAGGGTCAGCTATTAAGATAATATCAAAATTAGATAAACACTGAGCTTGTCTATTGGTAGAGAAAGTAACTGTAATCTTTTCGGTCAAAGAAGTAATTAACTTATAATAAGCTCTCCGCATAGCTTCGCCTTCACGAATACAGCCGACTGCGGCGAAGTCATAGGTTACACGCCCGTTCTTATCAATATCGTCTTGATTATAAATTCTTCTGGTATCCGATTCCCAGTTCATTTCCGGGTTGGTAAACGAAACCTTAATATCATTATATCTGGTTTCCGGATTAGTAAAACTATAAGAGAATCCGTCAGAAATAATATTTTCTGGTGTGAATAAGAAAACAGCATCGGCATCTTTTTCTACGAATAAACGCAAATATCCTGTCGATTCTTCAACCAAAACAGCGCTAAACAAACTGGCTAAATATACAGCAAATTCACGGCCATTTGTAGCTTCAGTTTGAAGGAGATTACAAGTATAACGAGGTTGTAGTCCTCCTCTACCGTCATTAACCATTTCATCACACCATTGCCCGGCTTCATAACAATCCCATTTATCTAACGTAACGGTAGAATAGGCATTGACCCCGTATCGGTCATTCATTACAAAGTCATATAAACACCATGCTGGATTATCAGACCAAGCAAACTTAAATGTTCCGTCCCATTCGCCTGTATATTCTCTTGTTTCAGGGTCGTAGTTTGAAGGAACACGGACTCGGAGTAACTTATATATACCATAAAAAGAAGGAACACTTGATAATTGGTTAGAATACTGTAAATGGATATGAGCTAAAGCTGTATATGGATATTCCTTAGGAGTTACAAAACCTTCTTGGAAAGATTCCCAAGTAACCGTATTAAACGTGCTAGAATTATCTCCATCTGGTGTCATTTTAGTTACCCTAATCTCATAGGGTTCGTTTTTTTGTTCCACTTCGATTCTAAATTCCTGAACTACATTACCGGATACTTTTCCTGTAAAAATTATGGGTAAATCTTCTCCGGTAATATTAGACCATTTTTCGTCTGATATAGCTCTATATTCTATCTTTACTTCAACACTACTTCCACCCGGTCCTTTTTTACCTTGACGCATTAAGGCTGATACAACTATACGAAGTTCGATAAAATCTAATTCTCCTGTTTGAGTTTGTCTGGTTACAGGAACATCATAAGATAATTCTAAACCTACACTTGTACTTCTTGTTGCTCCACCAAGAAAATAATAAAGTTCTTCATCTGTTCCTGAACCGGGAAATAGTTCAAGAGCTACGTCCTCAAAATTGTCGTCTCCCCCTGTTGATACCAAAGGGGTATCACTTACATAAAAGCTTTTTGCTCCGTTTTCTAAGCCTTCAATCTCTCCCTCGCACAAGCCGAGTACAATCTCTGCTTGGTCAATCGTATCGTCAAGATTAATGGTACGAGCAGCTTTTTTAGCCTCCTCTGCTTTCTGAGCTTCAAGTTTAGATTTTTCATAAACAAGTCTGTCTCTTATTAAAGTACCTATTAAGCTCATTAAGCTGACTCCTTGGTTATCACCTTTATTGTTGTAGAAGATATATTATATGAAATAAAATGTCCAGAAACTTTAAACAGTCCATATCCAAAAGGTATTCTCGTTCCGGCAGCGACTGTATTTGCATTAGAACCATTTAAGTACTTTGAATTAGTTGAAGCTTCCTGAGAAGTATTTAAAGTAGGAGTTGGAAATAACATATTCATTGCACCAGATAAAGCTAAAGCAATACCGGTAGTAAAAGCAAAAGAACCAAGAGCCATTCCTACAGTAGTAGTACCATATAAAGTAGTACCGAGGCCCATAGCAGTTGCACCTGACAAATAAGGGGCAACAACCATTAGAGCAACTCCGACAGCAACCATAGCCCAGTTAGACTTAGCTGTTTTAAAAATGGGATAAACATGTAGCTCAGACGTATATAAAGGTACAAACCAAGATTCTTTTGTATCGTAATCTTTTATTTTTATCTTCCATTTTCCAATATCTAAGGGAGCTTTCAAATCTTTCTGACGACTTATAGCTATTGCTTTAAGAGCATCATAAGCGGTATCAGCATTTACTGTAAAATATTCTTTTTTCAGCTTATCTCTTAAATGGCCATGAAAATAAACTCTTACCTTCATAATTACTCCTTGCTTATCACCTTTACTGTTGTAGAGGATACATTATAAGAAATAAAATGTCCAGAAACTTTAAACAGTCCATATCCAAAAGGTATTCTTGTTCCGGCAGCGACTGTATTACCTATTGTACCAAAGTACTTTGAGTTGGTTTCAATCTCTTCAGAAGTATTGAGAGACGGACCTAGACCAAGTAGTTCCATTACCCCCCCCATTGCTTTTCCCATGTTTTTTGCAAATCCGTCAGGGTCCCAAGCCCACTGACCACTAAGAATACCATACCAAGTTTTAACAGCTGCCACAATAGTATTTCCGATTGAAGCAAATACATTCTTAGCTGTACAAAATCTGGGATATACATGGATGATATTATGCCTTAATCTATTATAAAGACTTTCCTTAGATTCATAATGTTTTACAATTACCTTCCATCTTCCGATTGAAAGCGGGGGACGACCTTTTTTAGATAAATGATAATCCAGACGACTTAAAGCTTCTCTGGCAGTCTTTACGTCTTCTTCCAAATAATCTTTTCCTACCTTATCTTTTAAATGCCCGTGTAAAAAAATCTTAATCTTCATTAACTAATGCTCCGTTAATAACTTTATAAGAACGGATTCCGTCTTGACCAATTATGTAATGAGTTAATTTAGGATAACCCATAAATGATTCATAATCTTCAAAGCTGAGATTAGCAGAAGCTCCCGGATGAGTATGAAAAGTTCCAACGACACTGGGTAAATCCAGTTTATCTTGGTCTTCAAAGCTCATTTCAAAACCACCGTAAGGATTCTCGCAAACGTTCTCACATTCTTGAGGACCACTATTAGTTATTATTCCCCCTCGCTCTGGCCCTTTGTTGCTGTAATAGTATAAAAGACTTGATTCTAGCATCTTCTGATAACTCCATTCTTTCCATAGGCCTTTCGATTTTTAAATCTTTATGCCTGATTACTCCGGTAGTAGTATTCTTCCATATCTTACAATAATTTTCAATAGAGGATTTACGACCGTAAAAATGATGTAATATCTTACCCTCTCCTATATAAATTCCTGCATGACAGGGAACTGTAGACTGGATAGCCATTAAAATAACGTCTCCTATTTCCCAATTACGAATAAGGTCAGAATCTACAATTCTGAATCCTTCGTTAGCATAGTTGTCCATATATAGATTATATACGTCGTCATGTTCCCACCAATTATCAGGACGAGCATAGTCTGTAAGTAGTATTCCAAATACTTCTGAATATACTTTACGAATAAGACCGTAGCAATCATCGCTACCGTGGTGGAAATCAATTCCTACATATTGTCTAAAAACTTCTTCAGAAGGATATTTTATAGTCGGCATTTAACTCTCCTATCTAAAAGATACTGACGGAAACTCTGGAGGAAGATATTGTCTTGCTGGAATATAGAAATTATTACCGTCCATCGGGTTACGCAACTCAAATTCCACATAATTTTTATTAATAGAAGTAGCTGTCCAAATAAGCCACATAAGCATTTGATATACCGGACGGTTTTGGTCAATATCCCGGCGGAGAACTCTGTAACGATAACAAAAGGCTTTATCAAGGTCTCCGTCAAGAATAATCTTGGAAAAGACACCTTCTGGATTAACCACTTGGAGTTTTGGCCTAGACACCTCGGCATCCGATTTTATATCATGTCCGCTAAGAGATATAGGAAGACTTTCCCAATCGTTACCGTTCCAAGTAACAGGGTCTCCAGACTTAATAAAGAAATTAGACCCGTTTCTGAGCTGTATATGAAATAGGTCGACATAAGAATCTGCTGAAAGTTTGAGGTTTTCTTCTTTATGTTCGTCAGGAATAAGTAAAGTCATGCAAATACCTCTTTCAATACAATGTTAAAGTCTTTTAATATTCCATGACCGCTTTCGTATCCTTCAGGAATATTTAAAGGGTCAGAGAATCTAACTATGACTTTACCATAAACAGGACTATTATACTCAAAATTTTTATAAGTTAAATGTTCTAAGTAAAAATCCTCTAAAGCAGCCATATTATTTTTATCAGCATTTTTTTCATGGTCAACTACTTCTACACCATTTACTATCTTAGTGTAGTATCTATAACCCTTAAAAGTCAACGTAAACTTCTTTAAAGGAGGATAACCTCCATCTGTATCAAAAGAATATCCTCCACCAAAATTTACACTAAAACCGTTTGGTTGATATTCTACTTTAACTAAATGCATCATAAAGTTATCAAAATTTTTCACTAGATACCTCCCATAGCTACTTGCTTTATCAATTTTTTGGTTTGACCACCTTTAAGTATGTCTTGCGAAATAGTGACAACTACATCGCTCGGAGAAAGTCCCTGCTGCTGGTCTTGAGCGACTACATAAACATTCACCACTCCGGAAGGAGACGGAGAATTGGAATCAGTAGACGAGGTTACCATTGACGAATCTATATCCTGTTTAGATTCCTGAATAATTCCATCAGCATTATTATTCAAATTGTCTAAATAGTCTCTGCCAATAGTGTCAACAGCAGATTTTTTAAGTACATATTCTCCCGGCATTAGCTTTGTTACTACAGAATCTCTATTTTTTACCGGGCCGGTGATAAGACCACCAGTGGCTTTACCAAAGCCGGGAATTTGTGCCAACAAATTCGTAGGACCTGAAACGTCGCCCCAATCCATATAAGAGAAGAGTAAATTTAATCCTTGCTTTACGGCCATTTGGACTGCTATATCTCGCAAAGTAGCGATTACAGTCTGTCCAAAACTTTTAAAGGCATCTCCGGCTTTTGCTGAACCGCTCAAAATGTTAGAGAACATTTCAGACATACTGGAATCTAAAGTATCTATACTCTGTGCGGTAAACTTGGCAGTAGTTTCAGTCAAGCTGGTTAAACCTTGATTCTCAACGTCTTTCCTATAGTTATAAAAAGCATCGTTAGCACCTTTTCCTATCGCTTCAAAACCACTTAATTCTCTTTGATTCTTTATATATTCTAAGGTTGCATTATTTTTATCTACGGTACTCTTTAAATTATCCGTAGATTTCTCTAAATCAGCTTCTTGTTTAGCAAACTTATAGTAGGTGTCAGAGACCTGATTCAGGTTCTTATACGCAGCCTCTATTGCCACAGCATTACCAGAAGCTTTAGCGGACTCGTAAGCAGCCGAAGCTTTGTTATATTCAGACTTAATATTTGAATATAACGAATTGCTTCTTAACTGTTTTAATATTTCTTCATAGCGGTTATAAAGCTGCTGACTTATTCTGGTTTCTTCTTCCAGTGTAGCTTCCTGCATTTCAGATAAACGATTCTGTTCAGCTGTAGCTATTACGCTCCCGGAACCGTAATACCGCTCGGCTCCGGATACTATCCCTTGTTGAATATCAAGCGGTTTATTCATATTAGCTATAGCTCGATTATAAGCAGCATCAGCCTCTTCAATATTGGCCTTTAACAACTTAAAGAAGTCATTCATTTTATAAGACGTTAAATCAATAGTAGAGGCTACTTTAGTTGACGCTTCTGATATTTTATTGCTCCAAGCATTTACCTGCATACTTATACGAGCTTCAGCTCTTTCTTGTTCAGGTGTAAGGGAAACCCCTTCTTCTAAATTACTTAAACCCGCCGTGGCTCTGGCATAAGTTTTATATTCCTCAATTAACTTCTGAATATCACCTTTTTCTTTTTCTAAATCTGTTACAGGAACACTTCTAAGAGAGCCTATTCTTTGACTTATTAACCTTGAAGTTTCAGTAGCAGCATTACGAGGTTTAATCTCCGGAAAATGAGATTCAATTGTATTTTCCCAGCTTGTTATAGCCTCAATTAACCGGCTGGAGGCCCCAGAAAATTCAGTGGTTAAGTTCTTTACCGCTATAGAAACCATCTCTTCGTCCGTAACTCCCTTTAGTTCCGGGTTTCTGTTTCTTATAGTATTAAAGGTACTTTTTAATGCCTTCTCATCTATACCAAAGAAATTAGCCAAATCAGCGGTTGTCTTCACATTCTTTAAGCTGTCCAAGTCTTTTTGTAGTTCTTCTAATCTAGTGGTACTATCCTTTATTGCCTGAGTATCTTCTTTTTGTAAAGATGTACCAAGCTGGATAAGGTTATTAATATCTTCCTGAACTCTGTTTGAATCAGCTATAGCTTCCTGAATAACATTCATTTTTTGAGAAACTTCGTCCCCAAATTGTAACTTGAAGCCTTGCGTAGCAGCTGCATTTATTGCATTTGTCTGAGCTTCAATATCATCTGCTACATCTGAAGCTAAGCCCTTAAGTACATCAGTATCTTCTAATAATCTATCAACATTTCTAAGAAAATCAGCTTGAGCCGAAGGGTCATTAGGATAGGTTTTTTCAGCAGCTGTTCTCAATTCCTTAATTAAAGCTTCAGACATTTTTTCTGAATATCGATTATAGTCTACAATACGTCCTCCTTGACGTTGTACACCAGTGGATAAAAGCTGAGTAGATAAACTGCTTATTTTAGATATATCAAAATTTCTTCCGGTTGCACCAGCTAAGCGAATTAAAGAAGCATTAACCCTATCAATATCTTTTTGACTTACAAGCGAACCTGCTTGGTCTCCTATAAAATTCCTTACAATTTCTTTTGACTGAGCTGCTAAATTTAATCTAGCGGCTTCTGCTACTTTTTTAGTTTCTTTTACTAACCTATCGAGCCTTATATTATTCAGTTCAAGCAGTGCTTTTTCTAAATCATTTACAGATAATGTGACATCGGTTATAACTTTATTAGCTTCAGGAACCCTAGTTAAGATTTCTCTCACAAAAATATTTCTTTCCGACTGGTCATCCAACTTCTGTCTATTGGCATAGAAACGGTCAAGCATATTCTGAAGAGTATTATAACCTTGCTGAGCTTTATCAAGATTACCAAGAGATTCTTCGAGCTTTGCCTTTGCTTTATCAGCTTCGCTTGTAAATAATCCCATAGCACTGGCAGCCATACCTAATGTTGTTACTAACGCAGCGATAGCAGTAGCAAACATTGTTACTTGTCCAAGAGGAAGTTTAGTAAATATAGCAGAGATTCCTACAACGGCTGAAGAAACTCCCTTCATTTGGCTATATCGACTAATGACTTCTAAAGATTTCCCTAGTTTAAGAACAGAAGACGTAATAGTGCCTAAACTCTTTATAATCAAAGACACAAAACCAGTAGTAGCGGCAGCAGTAACTGTTCCAAATAAGACACTACCTAAAACACCCACCAGTCCGGAAGACATAAAACTATTAATAGTTTTTAACAATTTACTTAATAGTTCAATAATTGGTTCCAAACCATCATAGGCAACGTTTCCGAGAATAGACTTAAAGTTTTTCCACTGATTAGTAAGAGCCTCCATCTGTATTTCGTTCGCTTCCGCAGCGGCTGTACTCCCGGCCATTTTTTCTCTTAACTGACCAATAAAATCAACTTGATTGACTAAAGCAACTAAGAAAGCGGCACCACGGCGTTCCATACCTCGGAAAGCTTCAGCAGCTCCAAACCCTGCCTCTTTCAAGGTTTTTAAAACGGTTGTGAGACCCTTACTTCTAACGTCAATATCGCTTACAGTTAAACCTACCTTTGCTAATTGAGCTACCAGCTTATCTGTTGGTTTCAAGAACTCAGTTAAAACAGCTCGCAAACCTGTACCCAGCATAGATTTAGACCTGATACCGGCTTGGGTAGCGGCTGCGATGGCCGCAGCGGTTTCTTCATAAGACATACCTAACTGAGCTGCAAAGTTACCAGCGTACTGGATTGCAGTCTGGAATCCGGCAATATCCGCCTTAGATTCATTCATTGCGGTTGTTAAAGCATTGGTTACTTGAGTAGCTTCTGTTACTTGTAGACTATAGATGTTAAGAGTAGACGTAATAACATCCGTAGAAGTAGCAAGGTCTGTACCCGTAGCAGTAGCCAATTTAGCAATAGCCGGAAGGGTTTCCTTAATTTGAGATACGCTTAAACCTGCTTGAGCCAATACAGTAGCAGACTGTGCTACTTCCAGAGAAGTAAACTTAGTAGCATTAGCTACCTCATAAATGGTTTCCTTTAATCCTTCAAGACCAGTATCGGAAACAGCTGAGATAGCTTGTAACTGTTTTAATTCTTCGTTAAATTGGCCTGTATAGTTAAGAACTGACCTGAGTCCATTCGTAACTGTGTTAATAGCCGCATAATTGGCCATTAACCTTAATTGGGTTACACCTAGGTATTGGTTTAACTGCTGAGACCTTTCAGCATACTTCTGAGTTTCTTCACTTACACCGGCTTGGGCTAACTGATAAGATTTTATAGTTTTATTTATCTTATTTTCCAGATTAGCCATTAAGGCTGCTTGGTAAGTGTTAGAATCTACACCACCATACTGTAAGTTAGCACGCTTTCCAGAAACTTCAGCTTTTTTAATTAATGCCGGTAAACCGGTATAAAAGGCTTGGAGAGCCTTTAACTGCTTGTTGAGACTTTTCATCTGAGACGATATATTCCCAACAGCTTCTCCCATAGACTTATTGAGTAAGTTAGGGTTGGCTTTTTGAAAATTAGCAAAGGCAGCTTGTATTTCTTTACTAAACAGACGGACATTTTTTATATCTGTGTCTGAAATTATCCCTTGCTCTGCGGCTTTCTTCTTAACTTTTTCTACCTGCTTTACTTTAGATTCTATCTCATTTAAAGACTTCATAGCCTCTTTAGAATCTACTTTAATTTCGGTATTTACTACAGCCTTCTCCGTATCTGCCATTCCCTTCCTTACCCTTTCATTTTCTCCAGAGCCATTTTTAACTGGCCTTCATTCTGGATTTTTGTCTCTTTGCCTTTTTTACCTCCAAAAGCAAGAGCTAAGACCTTAGCCATTGCTTCAAAATTAGTAATTGCATCGGTTTGTTTCTCCGATACCCTTATTTGTATATAGCTGCGAATTTCTTTTAAAGAATACCGCCACCATATATTATACAAAGAATCTCCAAAAGCCCAGAAAACAAGTTCCTCGAAGTTAAGGCTTTCTACCCAGCTTAGGCAGGCTTCGATTCTTTTATTTCTGTCATCAGAGTCTCGCTGGCTTTGTTTATTTCTTCCAGTACCGGCGTTAGCTTCTCTAAGTTTTCCTGTTGACGAGCTAACTTGGAAATAAAAAAATCAACGATATGCTCCGAAATCCAAGTATTAAGCTTTTCTCCTTCTTCACAGGAAAGGAACATAGCCCAATTCTTGTTAGGATTCTTACGATTTCCGTTCTCATCACGGTCGTCCATAACTTCATTGATTAAAACATTCTGAAGATAAGCGTCCAAACCAAGATTAAATATCTGGTCTTTATCCACAAATTTAGAAAATATTGCCTGAATAAGACCCATAGACATCTTTATTGTTTTGGTCTGGTCTACGTCACCTTCATTATAAGTAACAACGATAATATCAGACAGTTCTTTTTTAACTGCCTTCTTCGCATTTTTTTCACTCATTTTAGTCTCCGTATTTATTGTTTTACTAACAAGCTTATGATACTAATTATAAAAATAAAATCAAGAATAAAAAAATAGGGCAACCATAAAGTTGCCCTATCTGGCTTTAACGGAGACCAAAAGCCAAAAGGTTCTTAATCAAGAACAAAGGCGAAGCCTTTATCTCCATACTCCTTATAAAGCGGGTCGCTCATAACCTGCTCCATCGGAGTAAATTCATATGGCATATTACCATACTGGTCTGTCTGGAAGGACAGGTTGAAACCGTTGGAAATACGCAGCTTCGGAATAATGATAGTAACCGGTTTCTTACCTTCCGGAAGAATACCGACAACCTTAGCCGCCAAAGTCGGCTGGTCTTCAGCAGAACCTACCGGAATCAGGTTTACTTTGTGAACACGGTCCCCGGCGATGAAGTTGAATCCTTCCGGAATCGGACGGTCAAACGTCAGCGTATAGGAGGCCGAAGAATCAGCTGCCGGAGAGGTCTTAATCAGAGCTTCGGCAATTTCTTCAGAATCGATAGAAATAGTTACTTCGTCATTGTTAGCAAAGCTCAGAGTACCCAGTACGTCCTTAGCCGAGATTTCGACCGTACCAGTCAACGGTCCTCTTTCTCCTTCAGTAATACCAAATACCGTCTTAAACTTCTCCGAACAGGTTACAGTCTGTTCTGCACCAGCGAGGACTTTCATGTGGCCTTTTTCAATCGTCAGAACAGCAACACCGTCATTAGCCTGCTTCAGGGCCTTCATCAGGTCCAGAACCGTGCCGTTGACAGCTACTTGAGGAGCCGTACCCGGGTCGAAAGCTGCTTCAGCAAGCTTACCAATAAATACCAAATCCTCATTCGAAGATTTATTGCCCTGAATAACTACATAATCGTCTTGTAAAAAGTCACTGGCACTAGAATCAGAAGCAGCTGTTACTTTGATTTCAGTCGTCGACATATCCCCGTTTACAGCTTCTTTCAAAGCTAAATCGGCTCCTTCTACAAGTTCAAAACCTTCAAGACCCAAAGCATAGGCAAGGTTTCTGGGCGTATATTCATAAACTTCCATAGAAGCAGTAATATCCGACCCGTTCTTTACCGAATAAACGACAGTATTTCTAATACCCTGCGTCAAATCAAGATACTGGTCACTGGAAGAGAACGTAAAGTTCTTAACCAGACCAATACTGTGTTTTTCCGGCGTAAAATCAAGGACATCTTCTTTCGGTCCAATCATAACAGTAGCTGCACCTAGGTTAAAGCTTTCTGTTTTTGCACTACCTGCACCCGGCATTGTTTTATCCTTTCATAATGAAATTAACTTATTTACGGTTTACATTTTAAATAAAATATCCTATAGTTTCAATAGTTTTTAATAAACTATAATAAACTACGGAGACAATAATGATTGAGAAAGAAGATACAGTCAGCCTTACGGTCTATTTTCCAAAGTCTGTTTATAAGTGTTTAAAAAACAGAGTAAAAATTACAGAGAGGTCTTTAACAAAAGAAGTTATCTACTTAATTAAGCTAGGCCTATCTTACGGCTCAGAAGCTGATGTCAGGGCATTGTCTCAGTTGATTCAACACTTACCAAAAGAAACTGAATAGCTCTGGTATTATATTTAGAAAAAGGCTGTAAAGTAGTCGGCTCAGCACAGGTAAGAACCCCTCTCTGTAGCCAATAATCTTTATAAGAATAAACCTTTATCTGCTTCAGTGGAGAGAGAAGCTTTACCATTCTATTCATAATATCCATGTGACGGAGCAGGTTCTCGTCTTCAAAGGTAGAAACACCTATTTCAAAAGTATAATCGCAAAAATGGTCTCCTATATTGCCACAGAAGTTTCTAAAAAGAAGGTAATCTATGTTCTCAAGAACTTGGTCTTCCGCATGACCGTCTAAGTTTTTAAACTCAATATTATCCGAAACTCCGTCAGCTCGAATGTTCTCTACTTCTTCTTGGAGAAATTTAATGATGGATGCTATTGTATCCATATATACGTCTTCACTTACCATTAGACAAAGTCTCCTTTATAGTTTTCACTACTTTTCTTTTTATTGAATAATTTATAAGTTGCCGCATTGCTGGGGAAATTATAGGGCGTATATCGTCGTTGGATACATAGGTTCCCAGAACAGCCGCTGCTCCAGATTTTATCTTTCTTTTTCCAAAAAGTCTATTATAAATTTCTGTCGGAAGATTTATTTTCTTTCTTGGAAAAGGTTCAATTCTAATATTAGCCCATTGTAATCCGGTAGCAGTAGGATTATAGTTTCTTATATCTATATAAGGGCTTCCAAATACTTCTGCTGGACTGGCTGATTGAAACCAGTTATGCAGCTTCTTTTTATTCGACCAAAAGCCGCTGCTTCTATGCTTTCTTTTTTTATAACGTACATATTTAGGACTTAAATCTGGCCAAGGAGAACTACTGTAAAAATGAAAAGGGTTAGAATGCACGCCGGTTACCTTACTATCGACGTACTTAAAAAATTTTTCTGATTCTTTACTTACTACTTCTTGAAGTTTAGGCTTTAATCGGGAATAACGTTTTAATGTTATTTTCTCTATCGAGTTTAAAATAACATTTCCTAGGTCATTAAGCTGATAGCCTGTTAATTTGCTAGTTTGGTTTACCAATTACTTTCCCCCTCACATAAGCCATTACTATACCTTGAACGTGTTCAACGTGCTGCACAGTAATCTGGTCGTCTAAGAGGTCTCCGGGACGAATATCAGCGTTGCAAAGAAGACGGTAACGGGGCTGGGGAATTTTCAAAGAATCATCTGTGTAAGCTGTAAATTCCATAGCGCATTTAAATTTGCCTAGGTCTTCATAACCAACTGTCTTTTCTAATTTTGTCGCGGGGTCAATCTCAGATACTCTTCTTTTCCAAGTCAATTCTGTATCTAAGATTATAACACCATAAGTAAGGTAGATTAAGTCTCTGTAATACCCCTCGGTATTATCAAAAGTAAGACCCCAGTCTCCCTCAGCCATTTGAAAAATCTCACCGTTCTTTATATTCTGAAACTTATCCACCTTTAAAATACGTCTGGCATTAAAGAAGGTAGAGCTTCTGGTCTGGCTCATCGGTGGTTTTAATAGTTGTCCCCAAAAGCGTTGACCGTCTTCTTTTATAAATAAATGTCTAATTGACCGGCCAACTCTGTGTAAGTCTCCCATTATTCTTCTCCAGTAATCGCGTCTGTTACTGAACCAACAACAAACGGGGTATAATCCGTATAAGTTACAGATTCTTCTCCGGTTAGGTTTTCTTCGAGTTCTTCAATTTCGGCCTGAACATCGCTGAGAAAACTGTCCCAATCAATTTTATTAAGATACCGAGTAAACTTGGAAGAACCGTCATTTTCTTCCTGATTAACGCGTAATCTGGCAGAAGGATATACTTGAACAACCCCTTTTAAAACAATCAGTCTGTTGGCTCGAATATTCCCTACACCATCAGATTTTAAACAATCTGTAAAAGTTGTTCCAAGTTTCTGTACTAACTGAAGGTAGACCTCATTAAGGTCAATATCTTCGTCGGGAAGTTCTCCGCTGTTAAAACCGTAATAGTTTCTTACGTCCTGTGGAGTAGCACTAAAATAGAAAAAAGATGTAATTCTATAAGCTTTTTTTATTGTATAAGGCTTCTTATCATAGAAAAAGTTTATTTCTACAAGCTGACTTTTAAATAATTTTCCGTCTTCTAAAGTATTATATTCTTTAGGAATTAGAATATTAATTCTGTCAATAGGAATAATTTCCCCAGTTTCAGTGTCCTGTTTAACCTCAACAACCTTTTCTACACCCTCTTCAGGAACTTCTTCCGGAGGGGTTTCAGACTCGTCAGGATTAACTTCCTGTTCTTCACTGGAGAATAGCACAGTTCCGTCCATAGACCTTATCTTATATGTATATTTATTATCGTCAGGATACACGAAATTACCGTTGACTGTAATATCAACAGCTAATGTCAAGTCCTCATCTTTAAATACATAATCCATGGACGGAACCTTTATTAATTCTGGTTAGAAGGATTACGACCAGCTGGGGAGTTGTTACCCTGCTGATTCGAAGATTCGTTCTTCTTTTTATCCTTCCCGTGAAGTTTCAAAAAGGCGGCTACGGCTTTTTCCTGAACCCCTTTATTATCATTCCAAACTTTATTAAAATCTTCCTGTGTTGCATCTTCGTCCAGTTCTGCAATCCAGTCCATTTTACCCCTAGATATAAGTCCGGAAATAGCCGAGGAAACAATCGCTACATGAGGTTTACCCGACATAATGTACTGCTGTTCGCACAAAAGGTCGAGAAAAGAACCTTCTTTCAGATTTACCAGAGCTTTTCTTCTGTAATTTTTTGACATTTATGTCTCCTTTCATACATGGAGGTCTCTCAGTAGAGAGACCTCCTTTCTCCCACAAATTACTGCGTAATATCGTAGATAGAACGAGTATCACCAAATACCAGTCTATAACCAGTTACTTCAGACTTAACATAAGTCGTCTTCTGATTTCTGATAGCTTTCTCAGACTCAGAAATCTGCGAACCAGCTTCAACCAACTCTTCCAGAGTTTCAGCTTTGGTCATACCAATCAGTCTACCAGCCGGGACCGTCGAGGACAAAGCGAATTTAATCGGGGAGAACATACCCGGAATATTCGCCGTAACAGTCGGCCCACCAACTCTAGCCAGAGCTTCCGGTGAGGAAATACCCGACAGAGTAGGCGTGAACATCAGCATCCATTGCAGGTACATATCGTAGTTACCAACAACTGTATCAATCGGAGCGTGTGCGCCGTTTCCTGCACGGTCAACCAACCAAGCCAGCAGAGACGGATAGTCAATCTTGGTAGTCGGAGCAGTAGCGTTGCTACCATTCAGTTTCTTGTACATATCCGACTGTTTAACAATCGGAGCAGCTGCATGTACACCGTCACCGTTAATCAGAATGGTTGTTGCCAGAGCAACCTTGGACAGTTCCAGACGACGGTTAATACGAGCAACATACGGAACAACGATGTCGATAGCAGCCCGACGTTCAAATTCATAAGTGAACTCGTAGCCGGAGCCGTGCTTATACATAGATACTGCCTGTTCAGACGTTTTAATCGTTCTCAACGGAATGTCTGCACCCTGTGCTACATAAAAGGTACCTTCAGCGTCATCATCCGACTCAGCGATGATGGAAATCATTTCAGTACCGGAAATGGTACGAGAGTTACCAACGAGGTCAGATACCTTTTCCAGATAATCCTGATTGGTCGAGAAGCGCAGCACTTCGTCAACAACCTGCGGGAACAGAATACGCGTCCCCGGATAGGACTGGAAGGTTTCTCCAGTAGCGGCCAAAGAAACTTTCTTAGAGTAATCGTTCTTTACCGGCAGGCCCAGATAAGCCAAAGAAGCTTCATAGCCGTCCAATCCCGCAGCCTTATACTGTCTGCCAACCTCGCTGGCATCCAAGTCAATAGCAAAACGAAGGTAGTCATTAAAAGACAGACCATAGTCCTTTGCCCTTGCTGCAAATTCAATACCAGCGTTCTGGGATTCTGTACGACTGTCAGATTTAAGCCCCTTCAGAACCTCTTCCAACGGTTTTGCGTTAGCTTTTAATTCCAAAATACTTTTCATTTGTTATACTCCTTAGTGTGTCTTTACAACGATAACGTTATCGCCATCAACTTCCCAAACAGCGAGGTCAGAAACTGCACCACTAGAAGTAGCGTCTTTTTTTACCAAACCATTTCCACCGCCGAGAACCATATCGCCTACTGCAATCTCTCCGGTTTTCTTGAGAGCCATACCGCCGATAATTTTAACGGCACCTACTTTAATACCCTCAACCGTACGGTCTTCTACATTTTCCAAACGACCAAGGATTTTATCGCCGTCTCCGGCAAGTTTAACCGTATTAGCAGCCGTAGTATCCTGCGTAACAGCCAAGCCAACGTGTTCCTGCTTAATGCTGTCCTTCAGAATAAACGTAAGGTCGTTGCTAGGTACGGTATTCTTCAGTGTAACGCCCTGATAAGCCATTATTTTTCTCCTTAACGAACTTTATAAACCGAGAAATCAATACTCTCGTTTTTGTTAATACCTTTATCGGCCCCGGCAGAAACGCCATTAACCGGAATATTCGCCAGCGTAAGATGAGCCTTTTTCATAACTTCCATCTTACCGGCGAGGTCTTCAGGAATGGTGTCGGATAAACCGGCCGCAACCAATACCTTTCTGATTTCTTCATTGAAAGAAGCTTCAACGTCCTTCAAACGCTCAATCTCTTTCTTTGAATCTGCCAATTCAGTCTCCAACTTGGTCTTCTCTTCAGACAAGGAAGCTTTATCTTCTTCCAAAGCAGCCTTAGCGTTCTCAGCTTCATTTTTAGCCGCTTCGAGAGCCGTCTTCTCTTCTCCTAGGGAAGCCAAGGAATCCTTCATGTCCTTCACCTCTTTTGACAGAGGTTCAGTGGCTGCCAAAATAGCAGCTTTCAACTCTTCTGGGTTCATATCTACTTCCTTGTTACAAATTGTTGAACACAAATTAAATACACAGAGGTCTTTTTTTACCCCTTCTTTTGTCAGAGTAATAACCGGTGAGGCCTTATCTGACATCGCCATTTGGTACATACTATCGAGGATTTTTGCGTGTTTAGCCGCTCCTCTCGTTACCAATGACAATTCACTAACAGATTTCACGCTCGGGATAACGACGTGAGCGTCATCCTTACCCATAACCGCTCCGCATTCAGGACATCTTCCCGAGATAAAATCAAAAAAGTCTACATCATCGTCCATAAAATCTTTCTGACACTTATTACAAAGTATCTTGGACGGATTAAAGCTATAAGAAACTTCATCAATAACACCATTATCTACATCAGAGATAATCTCAGGGTGATTTGCACTTATACCAAACAACGTATATAAAGCAGAATGACCTGTATGCTGTTCATCTACCAATTCGGCATAAAACACTCTTCCTGTAGGAAGAACCTGATGGTCGTGCATTATTTGAAGATTGACAGTTTCAAGAGGGTCGTTTACCAAGTTAAGCATATCGACAAGAGCGTTTCTTTCCAAAGTTCCTTTGTCAAACAAAGAACCCTGACGAATAGGCTCAGTAGAAATACCTCTGGCTTGATAGAAGACAAACTTATTGAGGTCCACGTCTGGTCCGCAGCGTGCTACCACCTGTTGTCTCATATTTTCTGTCAAAACTACTCTTTTAGCCATAATTTTTACCCTTTTGTCTTAAAATACCATTTTATTTATTTAATTCAACAGTTTTTTTTAAACTATTAATTCAAATCTTTTCCTTTCTGTTGGTCTTTGGTCGTCTTATTTGAGTTAGACTTGGCCATATCCCCGCCTTCAGCTGTCAGACTTCTGCCAAGAGGGTCAGAGTTTGAAGTTGTATCGGTTGTATTCATCTTATTTGCTTGGAAATTAGTTCCTGACAACTGGGTAATCTGACCGGTAGGTACTTTATCATTCATTAAAAGATGAAATTCTAGGTCAGAAATAATGCCGAGAGAGAGCTGTTCCATCAATCGAGCTTGTCTCATCGTCAACTGATTTTCCAGTTCAAGCTCAGGTCTAAGGTCAACCCCTTTTGAATATATGACCGCTTTGCCATCAAAACCTGACATACGAAGAGCCAGTGTAAATATTTCTTCAAGTAAATGGTCGATAGGTTTATTCAAAGCCGCTGCATTATCAGCAAAAACCTTCGCTTCAACTGAAGCTGTATTAACACCTGAAGAACCGCGACCGAGAACGGCACTGACTACCTTCATCGCCGCTTGGTTCTGTGCATTTAAGGTTTCAATCACTTCTGCAATCTGTAAAGAACTTCCGGGACCTTTTTCATTCAGCATTTTAGCTTCTACAGAATCTGTATGTGCAATTGGATACTGAGGTTTTACGCTCGCAAAAGAGTTTGCCAACCGACTAACCGTGCTGTTAATATATTCCCTATACTTGTCCGGATTGTTCTTAATCTCGGCGGGCATATTATTTTTAATAACTTCTTCCACAACAGTAAGGTCAATTCTAGGAAATCCCGTTACATTCATAATCCTGTACAAATCGTTGATTACCTGCTGTCTTGCCGCGATTACGTTAATGGCACTTACAAAGAAAGAATAGGTATAAGGACTTGTCGGGTCTCTACGGAAAAAGGCTGTAAAGAATGTCGGTACATCAAGACTTATCTCTTCACCGGATTCATCCGTTTTCTGGATTGGTTTATATTCGCCGTTCTTTGTTTCCATCCACTCAACAAAGTGCATATCGACGTTTCTAATCTCTTTTGGAAGACGTGTCTTATCAAAAATCAGTTCGGCTCCAACACCTCCACGAAGAAGACACATATATTTTAATTCTTCTCTCAAAGCACTTAAAGAAGGCTTCATCTGATAATTCAGGGTATAATCGTTTCTGTATGTAATCCTGTTAATAAGATACTCCAGAGTCTTTGTTCCTTCTTGGCTTATCTGCCCTTCTGCATCAACAGCGTAATATACCATCTTGGTATCAGAAACGGTCAAATAAGCATTTACAGCCGCGGAACAATCGGGGTCTTGGCGAAATAGGTTTTGTAAAAGCTCGTTCGAATCTTGACTGACACGGGAATCATAGAGGTCTTCTATATGCTCCATATAATCAGGAGCGGTAAGAGTGCTGGTACTACCACCGGGGCGGTAAGTGTCAGTATAGGCATTACCGTCAGTTTTTGCTTGCTTAGTCGGAAGTAAAAATTCAAATATTGAACTAATCGATGCCATAATCTTCCCTAATATACTAACCTGTTAGTTGAATAGCCGTTCATAAAACCACACAGGTTTGAATTGTCCCTTATCTTATTGTTATTACTTTCTTCCGGTCCTGTCAAGTCAATTATTGTCCTATCTTCATGTTTTACTCCTAAGCTTGCAACATACCGAATTTGTTTAGCTAAGAGTGCGTAGCCGAGAGCATGAAAATAGTGGTCGTTACCGTTTAACTTAACCCACTCTGGCTGTTTTCCGGGAATATCCTCACGAACCATGTCCTGCAAATGTTCAGTGATTAATTCTTCTTGTTCATAATACCCGTAAAAATCTATGTTACCATTTACAATTGCTGACTTTACAGCGTCAAGCGCATGGGTTCGGTTACACATATAGAAAGAGACAGCTTTATCCTGCTCGTGCTTAGGTTCAGCAATTCTTTGACCACCATAAACTACCGGCTGGATACGTCCATTGGTCATATCTCTGATGTCGTTAGAAAGAGGCGTATAAGGATAACGGTCAATCGCTCCGGCTACGATATTATACTTTTTATCCAGCTCCCTTACCTTATCCATCAACTTATCATATATAACCCGCATAAATGCGAAAGCTACACCGTCTGAATAAAGAACGATATGACAGGTTATTCCTTCGTCTATTCCTATATATACAGGTTTGTCAGGAGAAATCTCCGGTATAACCTGAGATTTAAAACATTTTCTGACAGCTTTTATATCAATACGAGCGTCGCTCTCTTTATATTCTTCGCCAAGGACTGTGTTATAACCACGGCGGAGCTGGCCTCTCTTGATAAAGTCAGCCATCGTCATTACCAGATACTTAATAGACAACAAATTGGTACTGAAAGGACGAATCTGATAACCTCGATGATGTTCTCTTGAAGGAAACGTAGGAACCCACTCACGAACGGCATTATCTGATAAATCAAGCATACGCCGACACTTTTTGCATACGACGAAAGAATTGTCGAAGTCCAGTCCTACAGCCACGTCCTCTTTTATGTCCGTCAGTCGCTGAATATATTTCGGAAGCTTGGGAATATAAACGGAATCCATATCATAAAGAGGAACCTGCCATTCGTTACAATGCGGGCATCTTACAAAGTATTCCCTCTGGTCTGAAGATTCATAGTCAGCAGATATTCCAAAGTTTTCAAAAGTCGGTGTAGAAAAGTTTTGTTTAATCTGATATACGGAAGCTTGTAGACGGGAGTTAGCCAAAGCATAAAACTCAGACGTACCCAAATCAATTTCGTCATTTAAAACCATATCAACTGGGGTGGAAGTAACATCAGATTCAGAACCACCGGAGATATAAAGAAAGGAGGAACCTATTTGAAGAATATCATTATTTCTCATATCCCCGTATTGTGCGGGAAAATCAGTGTCAAATACTGGACGGATACGCGGTCTACTGTTATTATCCTTCAGAATTTTGGTCGGGAACGTATAAAGGATTCGGGTTCCGGGATTCATTACCATAAAACCGAGAGCTTTTCTAATTTGACATTCAGTCATGCCGATCTGGGAAAGCTTTTTACAAGACAGATAAGGATGCATATCCGCCAATATATCTCTTTGATACCCACGGTTCTTCAAAGAAAAGGGATTTCCGGCCAAAGTTGTATTGTTACAAACCCACTCGGCCATATCCGTATCAGTTTTTTGACGAATCACTTTCTCTGCCAGAGCCTGTAAATAGGGATTTGTTGAAAATATGCGACCCATTCTGTACCTTTACATATTTAATGTTAATTTAATGCCGGTTTAATGTTAAATTAAAACTATTTTTCTTAATAGTCAACTTTTCTATTGACTATTAAGAAAATATCGGTTATAAAATACTCGAATCCAAGAAAAAGCAAAAGCTAGTCACACCTACATATTGTATATCATATTATTTTTTCGCATAAGTTCCACCAACCTCAGTTGTATAAACTGAGGTTTTTTACTTGACAATTATAAAAATCTATCATAAAATACCACCACCTTACACAACCTAACATACCATAACATTCAGGGAGGAATTATGGAAGTTACTAAGAATAGCCAAAAGGACAAGCGTATAAGTATTGAAAGCTTTGCCAAAAGGGTCGGTGTCTCTTACCAAACCATATACCGTTATATAAAAAAAGGACAGTTGGTTCCTCGAAGAACTCTGGGGGGGAAAACTTATTTCCTGTTGACAGATGTAGACCTTTTCAAAGGCCATACGTCTTCAGAACCTTTGATTTTAAACGGAGAATCGACCGATGGTACAAAACAATAAATATCCTGACATAAACTACGAAACAGTTTTTAAGATTTACTCTATAGGTCTGGAAATTAAAAAGAATCCGAAGTATATCGCCGAATCTCCATATTCGGAGGCCATAAAGAAATCTCTCAATCTCATATTTCCGCCAATATCAATCAATACCGGCGGGGGTTCTTCAAGCGGGTCGAATCTCCCTAATATGATGAACTTAGATTTAAAGACTGAGATAACCAATCTATATTGGCAAACTAAAAATCTGCTAAATTCAAACGAGATGGACGACAAGGATAAGGCCTCCATTCAAAGAACGGCTACCGCACAGCTGGAAAAACTGCTTAATCTTGCAGAAAGGGCTACCAACCTGAACCAAATGCGGGAATTTGAGATGAAGGTCTTAAAAATCTTAAAAAAGGTTCTTCCGGAACAAAGAGAACTCTTCCTAAGAGAATTGGCAGAGTCTGAAAGCAGGACAGAGCTGGGTCAAGAAGACGAAGAGGGGAACAATACATTATGATTAAAGCACATAACGGAGACAATTTAATAAACACGGCCAAAGAGATAATGGACGAAAAAGAGAAAATGGCTCAGAATCTGGCCCTCTTCCCGAATAAAGACCTCTTTAAGAACAACGCTCCTATCCTTTGGCAGAGAGGATTCCCGGTTATACCGTTGCGGCCGAGAGGGAAGGAACCGATTCCATACAATTGGAGTTCCTATAAAGACAAGATGCCTCTCCCTCAAGAGCAAGACCACTGGCTGAATAACTACCCTGACAGTAACATAGGCCTTCCTCTGGGAGCGCAATCGGGCTGTGTAGCCATCGATATTGATACCGAAGACCCGGCTCTTATACATATAATAGAAGAGATATGCGGTTATTCACCTTGGGAACGTGTCGGCCAGAAAGGAAAGGTTCTCCTTTATAAATTTAAAGGAGAAAAACCCTTCAAGATTAAAGATATAGACGGACACATGATTTGTGAATGCCTTTCCTCGGGTAACCAAGTGGTACTTCCGCCGTCTATTCACCCGAAAACACAGAAACCGTACGTCTGCAACCAATCAATCATAGATGCGGTTCCCTACCTGCGCCAGTTACCGGAAGGGTTCGAGTCTATGTTAAGAAACGCCTTCCAAGATTACGGAATCACGCTCTCTCACAGCGGTTGGACAAGAACCACCGACTATGTAAGCCAAGGCAGCCGGGACGTAAAGATGACCACAATGGCTGGTTTTTTAGCGAATGGTGTAACCAGAGGCGAGCTATCGTTGCTGGAAGCAATCGACAGAATGTATGTGTGGAAGTCGCTATGCGTTGAAAACGTAGCCGGAGACGATATTGACATCGAGAAAGGCGTACGCAATCTGATTCAGTTCCTGATTCAGGATGTTGTCGGACCAAAGAACAAACCGCTGCCGCTCGGATGGGATACGGGACTGACAGAGGAACAGAAAGAGAACTGGGGCCTGAAATTCGATGCGGAACACAACGAATGGTCGGTAGAACAGCTGAAATTATACCTGAAAACCGAGTTTGAGAAGTATGAGGACGAAGGAGCTATACAGAGAATCACGGCTGTAGAATATGCCCTGCGCCGGATTAGTCGTTCGCCACACTTAACTTCCTTAGAAATAGACACGGTTTTTACCTATATAAAGCAAACTAACCCAAAAACAATCCAGATTCCGAGCCTGAAGAAACGTCTTCAGGAACTTCGCCGAGGAGAATTAGAGGGAATCGACCATACAGAAATTGCCAGAGCGGTACTGGACGATTTAAAAAGAATCGGAGAAATACACTTCTGGAACGATAAATTCTGGCAATATAAGGGTTCTAACTGGGAAATTCTCCCGGAACAGGAAATACTCTGCCTTGTAGCCAACAATTATGGAAATCTGCCCGCTGCAAGGAAGGCACACGACCACGCCGGAGTGTTGAAAGTATTGAAATCGATTGTCCCGCAAACGGACCTGAACAGCAGAAAGATTCAGGGAGTAAACTTCGCCAACTGTTTTGTATCCAGTGACGGAATCACCTATCCGCATGACCCGGCGTTTGGGTGTACCTATACGCTTCCCTTCAGGTATGTGCCGGAAATGGTTGACAGTCATCCACGATTTGATAAGTTTCTGGAATCTATCTGGGGTATGGAACCGGACTTCGCTGCGAGGAAGAGAGCTTTGCAGGAAGCGATGTGTGCCACCTTCTTCGGTATGGGTCCCTCTTTTGCCAGAGCTATCTTATTATACGGTATTGCAGGCTCGGGAAAAAGCCAGTTGCTTGAAATAGTCAAACGTCTGCTTCCGCCGGAAGTGATTTCCTATGTAACTCCTTACAAATTTGAAGACAAGTTCGAGGTCACGGAACTGTCCAAATCCCTTTTAAATATTTGTGGCGAGTTAAACGAATCACAACCGATTCCGGGAGCGTACTTTAAGTCAATCATCGACGGAAGTACGTTAAACGGGCAATATAAAGGAAGACCGGTCTTTTCCTTCACGCCGATAGCAACCCACTGGTTTGCCAGTAACTATTTGCCAAAGACGAAAGACGTGTCGGAAGGCTTCAACCGGCGGTGGCTCATCCTCACGTTTAACCATGCGGTCAAGAAGAAAGATAAAGTAAGAAACATCGGCGAGTTAATCGTCGCCGAGGAGAGGGAGAGCATCGCCGCTTGGGTCATCTCCTGCGTTCGGGAGCTGGTAGAGCAGAGAGACTTCACCCTTCCCGGCAGCCATCAGGCAATCATTCGCGAAATGGCCAGCGAAAACGATTCAGTTTTTTTCTACCTAACCTCGGAGGAGGGACCGAGGAAAGCGGAAACCGGGAAAGACTCAATATTGGTAAATTCTCTGTACGAAAAATACATGAGCTTTTGCTGTGCGACTATCCGTGCAAGGCCTGTGGGGTTGAGGAGCTTCTTACGCAGACTGACCGAATTAGGCAACTTTATGGGCTTTCAAGTGGATGGCTTGACGGTGAATGGACTCACAATGGACAAGGGAGCGGGTGCGCGTCTACAGTCGGACCTGTAGCAACGGAACCGGCGGCGGAGGCAATAGTTTATGTACTGAACGGGGAGAAAGTGTCCGCAAAAGAGTACAAAATGGCCAAAAGGATAGGCAAAAGGAACGAGGTTCGGGTTAGAAAAAGCGTAAAAAAGTACCGAGAAAAGGGGATTTTTTCATAAAAAAGCCAGAAAAGTGCCAAAAAGTGCGGGATTATGTGAAAAAATCACAAAAAAGCGTCCTAATCTCACATTTTTCGTAGGAAAAAGTGTCCTAACTTCACATTTTTCGTAGGAAAAAGTGTCGGAAAGCTAGTCTCGACCGCGGAAACCATCGCTTCCACGTCCGCGAAAGCGTCCGTGGCTGCGTTCCAGTTCATCAATATATTTACGGATGTTGAACCAGTCTACATAACTGTCATCCCACCAAGGAACTATTATTTCTCTGGTTTCTCCCTCCACAATTCCTCTTAATTGGGGGTCGATGACTTCCCGATTCATTTTCTCGTGGTCTCTTCGCGGTAGAATTACCAGATTGGAGAAGGAGCTGTCGCCTCCGCCGCCTAGGGGGTGTTTGTGATGAACGTCCAAAAAAGAAGGAAGCTCTTCCCAAGGTAAGAGCTTCTTATAGTATAACCATTGTATGAAGGCTTTCTTGACACGGTTCTTGAAAAAGGCGCGTTCCTCTTTCTGTAAGGCGGAGTCTTTAGTGTAGATGATGCTTTTTGCGGAAGTTCCTATTTGCAACTCTTGTATGCGTTCAACAAAGAAACTGTCCCCAACCAGTGGCGTAAGATTTGGCATATTCCCTCTCCCTGCTTTTTAGGTTAGGTCTTTATCTTTTGGTTGTCAAGTTAAAAGGTTGGGGATGAGAGCGATAGATGAGAGCGATAGATGAGAGCGATAGATGAGAGCGATAGATGAGAGCGGTGTCAAGAACGGTGATAGGGTGTGTAAGGTGGAAACGGAAAAATGTCCGGTACAAGACTCGTGGCCTGATCACCGCCTCCTATTTCTCCCGGCAGTATAA